AAAAAGGTCTTATGAAAAACAAAAAGGGTAATAGTGTTGTTTGGCACATTTATCATACTATTCTAGCAATAGAATTAGCTTTAGTTGTTGCTATAGAATTTACAGAACTTATGTTACAACTATAACATGGATTCTTTTATACCTACACATTTAGCTAAAACAAAAGAAGAATTAATAGAAATAATATTAAAACAAGATTTAGAAATTCAAAAATTAAATAATCTTAACAAATTTATAAAAAGTAAATTAGAAGAATCATTAAAGGGAAACATTACTATTGATCCGATAGTTAATAGGATCATTAAAAAACATTTAGATAGACACAAAGAGGGAATGGATAATTTTGGAAAGACTATGAGTCAAAACACAAAACCATTCAAGCATTGGGTAAAGGAAGCACAAGAAGAATCAATGGACTTTATCCTATATCTAGAAAAAACATTAAATAAAGACTAAAACCATCAAAATATACCTGTTTAATCGACCATAGAGACGTTTTAAAGGGTATCTAATCAATTTATAGGTAAATATACACTAGGAGTAAATTATGGCTAAAAAATTCAAAGATTTTGTTGTTAGAGATAAACCAGTTAAAAGAGGGATTCACAAAAAAAGTCAGAATAAATCTGAAAAAAGACAAAAAAAACAAACAAGATATAAAGGGCAAGGTAAATAATGATTAAAAATTTTAAAGACATTGTAGTTTTATTAATAACAAGTGGTGTTCTAATTTTATTAGGAATTATTATTATTGGAGATTATTATGTTGCTTTACAAGAAAATAGACCTGTTGATGAAAGTATAATAACACTTATGAAAATGTCAGTTACTGGATTAATTGGTGTTATAGGTGGATATATTGGAGGAAGTAAAACGTGAATAAATCAAGATGTTGTTGTACAGTAAGAAGTACAAGAAAAAGAAAAATGACAATAAGAAGGAAAAGAAGAAAATAATATGATAATAGAAAATAAACAAGAAGAAAATAAATCAATAGTAATTAATGATAAAAAATATTATGAAAAGGATTTAAACGAAAATATGAGAAATAGTTTAATTGCCTTATCAACACAAAGAACTAACAAAGCAAGATTACAAATTGATGTTAATAATGCTGATATTTTAATTGTGCATCATGCTAAAGTAGTTGATGATGAACTTGCTAAAATCAAATCTATTGATTAAGGAAAAATAAATGTCTATAAACGATGATGTATATTCAAGAATGCTGAAACACCGTGCATTACTTACTCTTTACGAAAAGAGATTGGATACTGAAATTGATAAAATTTTAGCGTCACACAAAATAAGATTACAACGAATTGTAGCATTATCTGGTACAACAAATATAAATGTTTTAACTAGAAAATTAAATACTGAAATTCGTTTAACTTATAAAAAAATATATAAAGAGGGTATTAGTGAATTAAATAAATTAGCTGGTGTAAGTGCTAGATTTTATAAAAATGTTTTTGCTAAAGCCTTAACAAATATTTATAAAGCTAAAGGTGTAAAAGATACTTTAAAGGTTAATGATTTAATTATTAGATCAAATGGAACCTATAGTCAACAATTAGCATCTATAAGTATTTTAGAACAAAGAAGAATAAAAAGTATAGTTAAAACTGGAATGATTCAAAATAAAGCTATGATAAATATAGCTCAGGATTTAGGTAAAAGCGGATTATTAGCTTCTACCGTACAATTAAAAACATTAACAAGAACTGCAATAACTGAAACATCTAATTTTGTATCAAATACAACATATAAATTAAATGATGATGTTGTTCAAGGTTACCAATATGTGGCTACCTTAGATAGTAGAACTAGTTTAATTTGTGGGAGATTAGATGGTAAAGTTTATTCATTAAGTAATAAAAATGCACCACAACCGCCACAACATTTTAATTGTAGATCAACAACTATACCTGTAATAAAAAGTACTAATCAATTATTAAATACAGATAATAATAGATTACAAAAACGAAAAATTGCTGGATTATCAGATAGTCGTCGTGCCTCTATCAATGGTCAAGTACCAGGTAAAACAACTTATCCGGAATGGCTATCAAGTCAACCGAATGAAGTTAAACTGGCTGTATTAGGAAACCAAAAAAGAGTTACTTTGTTTAACTCGGGAAAAGTTAAATTTTCTCAATTTTCTAATAAAGATGGTAAATTAATTTCGTTAAAACAATTAGAAGAATTATCAAATTAATCTTTTGTTTTTAAATTAAAATATAACTAAGGCCGTGTCCAAAGGAAAAATAAATGTCAGAAAACATTGAAAACAATACTCAAGTAAAAGAAGAAACAGCAGATGAAACTAAACAACCGGATGTAAAACAACTGGTTGATCAAGAGGTTTCAAAAGCTATATCTAATATCAAATCAAATTTAGATAATGCATATAAAGAAAGAGATGAAGCTTTAAGTCAAATTGAGAAAATTAAAGTAGAGAAAAGACAAGCTGAAATTTCTAGCCTTGAACAACAAGGTAAACACTCTGAAGCTATGCAAATGAAACTAAATGAAATGAACGCTAAACTTGAGGCTTATGAACAAAAGAACATAGAATTGAGCAGAGATAATGCCGTGCGTACTCAGCTTAACTCTTTAAACTTCAAATCGGAAAAAGCCGCTAATATGGCCTATTCAGATATTGTAAAAAGTTTAAAGAAAGATGCTTTAGGAAATTGGGTGAATGAAAACGGAGCTAGTATTGATGAGACAGTGTCAAATTATGCTAAGGACGATAATAATGAATTCTTATTTTCTGTTAAAGCAAACATGGGATCTGGAATAACTCCAGCCAAACCAAGTACAGGAACTACTCCTGTGTCATCTATAAAAGATATGACAACTGATGAAATGCTTAATGCTGTTAGCAAAGGGCAAATTAAGGTTGCCGGAGATTGGTCTCAATAAGACCTATCTTTTATAATAATAACCGCACAATTATGTGCTTTAAATAATAAAAGGAAAATAAATAAATGACTGTAATAAGTTCAAACTTTAATAACATTGCAAGAGCAATTTCTGCTTACGAACAAGCTGGAAGAGCTGATGCTGCGTTATTAACATCAACTGCTATGGTTGGTTCTGACGCAAGAATCAATGATTCAGGTGAAAATTACACTGGTACATTAAGATGGTTAGATTTTACTGATCCAACTACTTTTAATAAACAGAACGAAACTGCTACTGATGTTGCTATTAATGAAATGGCAGTATCAAATAAATCAGCAGTATACATCAAAAATATTGATCATATTGCTGCACAAGAAATGTCAGTTCAAAGACTAATTTCAAAAGTTGATGGATTATCATACTTAGGTTCTCAATTTGCTTCAGTTAGAGCAAGAAGAGAAGATCTACAATTAAGATCTATCCTAAATGGTGTATCTGACAAAATTTGGGGTGCAACTACAATTGGTACTTCTGATCCTGCTGCTAAAGTTGGTACTTTTGGTTTCTATACTGGTTCTGATGCTAGTGATGATCCAAATCCATTATTTGCAATTGAAAACACAACTAACAATAGATCTGCTTTCTTTGATACTCTATTAGATGCTATCACTGAAGTTAAAGGTGAATTTGAAGAGCCTTTCTACTACTTAGTAGTTGATACTGCAACTTACAACATTATGAGAAAACAAAACGTTCTTGATGTTGCTCCAGTTGTAGACGGTAACTTCAATTTCTCTACTATTCTAGGTGGAAAAATTAGACTTATTATTAACAACCAATCGTTAACTGCTAACCTACCTGCAGGCTTAAAAGTATCTTACTTAGCTAAAGCTGGATCTGTACATTATTCTGATATTGCACAGACTAATCCAACTGCTATTGAAAGAAACGAACTAGCTGGTAATGGTGGTGGTCTTGTTACTGTTTTATCTAGATGGGGTAATATAATGCACCCTAAAGGATTCTCATGGGCTGGAAGTGCAACTGCATATCCTGCTAATGCTGATCTTGCTCTAGGTACAAACTGGACAGTACATGCTACTAACGTTAACCAAATTGGTTTATTCCCAATTTATCACGGTTAATATTATAACTATTAGATACGGAGAAAAATAATGGCTTTACAAAAAGGATACAATTCATTTGTAACTATAACAGAAGCAGAAAGTTATTTCTATGATAGACTTAACCAATCTGCATGGGATAGTGCTACAGATGAAACTGTTGAACGAGCTTTAGTAACAGCCACAGGAATTCTCGATAACTTGGATTGGGGTGGAACGGCTGTGCCTACCGCCCTTTATCCTTTATCGTGGCCTAGAGATATTACTTATTGGGATACAAAATCTGGTGGGTATGAAACTTTAGAAGACGATAGATCAACAA